TTTTTTTTTTTTGTTTTTTTTTTTTTTTTTATATTTCCCTCAAGATTTTTTCCCGCCACTAGTTTTCCTAAGGTAATTAACAATGTTTAGTCTTTGTTGGCTAGTATCATGAACTGGAATGGTGGTACCATCTACAACTATATCAACACTAGTTGCGCTACTTGGCGCCTCATAAATCCCCCATTCTAATGGATGGCTATGATCAGGTAAAGTAATTTGGTGTGTATGTGCCGGTATTCTTACTTGGTGGCTATGGCTAGGAACCGATATGCTGTGTGTATGGTTTGGTATAGAAATATTAAAATTGTGACTATGGTTAGGTGTATTCACTGTGTGGGAGTGTGCCGGTGTAGTCACATTATGAGTATGATTACCTGAGCTTGTCTTTGTGTACCAATCTGTTGATGCAGTCGACATTAATCTAAATCTCATACCTGACCCCGCATCCATTTCTCGATAAAATGCACTTGATTCAGTGCTACCATTATTAGATGCAACTAGGTGATTATGATCTCCACCTGCTGAACTTGTTTGTGAACTTTGACCATTTACAGAACTAGATTGAATACTGCCTCCTCCGCCACCTGTGGTGGATCCGCTAGAATAGCCTCCTCCAGCTGAACTTGAAACGACACTTCCACCACCAGCTGAACTCGTTTGTGTTGAAGCTCCACCAGCTGACGTACTTTTTACTGTAGCTCCTCCGCCTTTTACGGCTTTTGTATAACCACGATAGCGCTTAGTTTTAAAAGTCAGTTCCACAGTATTTACATGAAAAACATCATCATCTAAGAAGAATTCAATTTCTGCTGGGTATGCCTTTTCGCAGTTATCTTGATAACTGTAGTTCAAAATATTCGTTGCACCTTGCGAGTATGTCTCATTTATTTCCTGTTTACGTTTTAAATCAGACATTGTTGTAGTAAAATCGTCAGATAAATTACCAAGCTCTAGCTGAATATCTTGTGGGGCGCCGAACACATCCTGTTTTGTCTCTTTTTTAATACGCAAATTTATACTTCCAAAATCATCTGTGTTAATCATAATTACAGTTCCTTGTCTTAACTTATCAATGCTTAAAGGTTCATCTGTTAATTTCAATAAATCAGCCGCAGTAACATCCCAAGAAATTTTAGGCTGTGCCCATTTTTTTAACATGTTAATTGCATTGTCTTTTAAAGCTTGTGGAACTGTGAATCGTTGGTCTACCCAAACATATTCAACTAAACCATGTTCTTTTATAGACTTTGCATCTTCTATATAAGGAATATTTTTATTTACCGATTTAATATTTATCTGATTGACGCCTTCACCAGCACCTAAAGGATAAACTCGATTAACTAAATTGTTAGGATCTCTTTCAATCTCAAAACCTTGCATGTTATATCCTTCTTGAATACGAGCAACAGGTTCTTTTGGTGGCTTCACTAAAGATAATTCGAATGGATAAACTTTGGTATTCCATTGCCACATGTAGTCTTCATCAAATGCTTGAGGAATACTAAACAAGGCATCAGCGAGACCATTTTCATTTTCCCATGCATAACTAAAATACCGAGTGAATTCACATTTTTTTAAAACCCAGTGTTTTGTCCTTTGTTTATTCAAAAGATAGTTAATAACATCAACCGTTTTTCGATTCACTAGTTCATGATAACCAAAAAGAACTGTGTCTAGCAAAGTACACAGGGCTTCATTTGCCGTATACGTGATTGAATTGTTACTAGCATCTTTACGAACCGTTGAAGGCATAACACGGTATAATCCTATATATTCATTTTCATTATCTGTTAGTTCAACCCATAACATTTCTTGCAAAAATTCATTTTTAGGATCATCCAACGGCATTGAAAATTCTAGATTCCCTATTTGGTTTTCAATTTTTTCATATCCAACATTATAAGCGTTATCTAAAACTGCCGTGTATTCTCTTTTTAAATCCATTGCCATCAACATATTTTAGCAACACCTCCTATAAGAAACGATTTGGATATCGAATAGTTAGATTAAAAGTACTATCTTTCGCTTGGATGTATAGTGGCTCATTTGGATAAATATAAAAATCGTTCATAGGACGAATCATTGGCTTCCCATTTTTGGTAATATTAAACTGTTCTGTATCAATCACTATTTCTGATTTATCAAAATCACCAATATCAATAGTATCGCTTCTAGTTTTTATCCACACGCCTCTACCAGTACCTTTTATAGTAATAATCGGTTTTACTTTTAACCCTTCGACAGTTGGATATATTTCAATCGGCTTCACTTCTTGACCATTATCTCCCATTAGATAGGAACGGTTTTGAAAAGTAATCATAGTAGATCCCCAGTATGCTCCGCCTTCAATCGTAATTGGTAAGTCAACAGCCCCTGATCCAGTATTACCCATAAGATAGTTAGCCTGAAACGTTATTTCTGTTGAACCCCACATAACACTAGTTGCATCGCTTCGAGTATATTTATATGGATTATTCAACAAGATTGTAAATGTACCAACGACACGATTCAATCCTTCAGAAACTGCATCAATGTCTGACTTACTACCTGACCAAAGCATTTCTGGTTCATCATTAAACCAAATCTGTACATCTTTTTCTGTGAACAAAGCAACGTTTAGTCTGTTAAAAGAATCCCTAAACGCTTCGTTAGAGTTAGCCTCAACTTTGAACTTAACCGTTAATTCTCTTTTCGGAATACGAGCATAAACATGTCGCATTCCATCACGAATTCCCAACTGGTAGCTTTGTATCTCAGTAGGAGCTAACTCTCTTCCAACAACAGATAATGTTCTATAACCTGGAACTAAATCTTCTAAAAAGGAACCATTAAAATTCATGGCTTCCGAAGGCAAAGAGGCTTTTGTTTGTTGTTCATTTACATCAATAAAGTTGTATAACATTTAGCGCCTCCTTCCTAAAGAAACATTCTTTTTATCTTGTTGATTCTGCAATTCTTTACTCATTGGTTTAGCAATAACCCTTGCAACCTCTGTACTATCTAAAATAACAGGTACCTCCACAGTGAATTTTGAAGATACATCTCCAGAAAAAGCTAAACTTTGTGTTCCACCACTAATTGATAAATTTGAATTTAAATTATCCAGCGCTGGCATGGCTACCTTTTTACTTAGTCGTTGCATAGATTTTTCCACAAAGTTTGAATATTTATCAATACCAACCGCTACTCCTGCTGGAATCATTTTACCTACTTCATCACGCATTACACGTGAGGGAGAATGAATATCCATAGCACTTTTCATTGTACTTACAATTTGATCTGCCACACCTCTTGCTGCAGCTAAAGCACTATTAGCATTGGCATTAATGCCATTAGTCAATCCATCAATTGCATTTGCTCCGATAGAATTCATTTCTGATGGTAATTTATCCATTGCAGAAATTATTTTATCAACAATAGACTCAACAGCTCTTACTGGATTCATTGCGTTTTGTTCGATACCGTTTGATAATCCAGAATCAACATCTTCACCAATTGAGTGAAATACACGAGAAGGAGAGTGAGAATCTAAACCTTTTCTGGCACCAGAAACAACATCATCAATCATTTGATTAGATGTTTTTACAGGTAATTGTTTATTAGCTCCAATCCCTTTTTCTAGACCTTGAGGGATAGCTTTACCTATACCAGGGAAATTAGCCTTTTCAACTTCGCCTTTCATATCGGTTCCCATTTGTGGAACAATTCCTTTGGTCATTTCTGCTACTGCGTTTCTACCATTCTCAATTCCTGCTTTAAAGTCTTCAGTAACACTTTTACCTACACTACTAAAATCGGTGCTCTTAATCTGAGTCATTAATGTATCTTTTTGGGTTGGGATGAGGCTTGCTATTTCCTCATTAACACCATTTTTACCTAACTGGTAACCTTCTTTCATTGCGTTCATGGAGGTTTCGCCTGTATTACGATAAACATCATTTAAGCGTTGTAATTGTTCATCTGAAGAATTAACTAATTCTGCTGCTTGGGCAGCACCTTCTGGCCCCATTTTCCTTAGTTGCTCTAAAAGACCTTCATCTACCCCTCGTTGTGCTAACGTAGCAATATTAGTGCTCCATTGGCTAACAGCTTCTTGGTTCTTTTGTAGGTTAGCAGCCATCTGATCAACTGAAATAGCCTGCTTTTGCTCAATAACATCAAAGGCGCTACCCACTTTTGTTTCAAGAGAAGTGTATTCAGCACGCATAGCATCCATAGTCTCTTTTGTTTTACCACTTAACGCATTGTAAGAAACCGTCTGCTCTAAAACTCCATTTGCTACAGCTTGACTAGCTGTTTGCATTGCGGATTCATGTGTTTTTGCAGTATTTATAATATCATTTCTCAAATCTTCTTGAACGCCCATTAAAACTTTTTCTTGTTCACCTAATTCAGCTATATTTTCACGGGCTTCTTTTGTATTCCCGCCAGATTCTTTTAACGTCTGATTCCATTTTTCCCTAGCTGCATTGATTTCCATTAATTTTGCTTCATTATCATTTCTTTGCTGCAACATCTTATTGATATCTTCTTGTGCTTTTGAAGCTTTATCTAATGCGCTATATGCGTCCATTTGTTGTTGAATTTTACCTGGCATTTCAGAAAGTTTATTACTTTGTTCATCGTAAACTAAGTTTAAACCTGTCATTTTACCGTTTAACTCTTCAACAATTTCTGTCATACGTTTTTTCTCACCGTTACTTAATTTCTCTTTGGCAGCGAGCGTTGCCATTTCAGAAATCATTGAATTATATTTTTCTTTAGTATTTTCTAACTCAATAGCTTCATCTTTTCGGGATTGTGCATGTTCTTGATTCTTTTTAATCAAGTCATCTGTGGTTTTCATAAGGTTTTCTTGCTCTTTTTTAACTGCCTTAGTTGATTCAGTTTCCTTATTTAACCATTTCCACAAGTTTACCCCTACAGCTACTAGTCCTCCTATTGCGGCTGTTACCCAACCAATAGGGCCCAATAACAATTTCATAGCGGTACTAAAAACAGTTGTAGCTACTGTAGCTAAACTAATTGTTCCCGTCAAAACACCAACGATTGTATTTTGCGCCACTAAAAGACCAGTTTTTATTGCTATTGCTGCAGAATTGGCTTTATCGGCTGCTAAGTTTAACATCCATGCTCTTCCGAGTGCTGTTGTAGATAACGTAGCCAGTTTTGATATTCCATTGTATAAACTTATTGCGGTTGTATAAGCTTTGATTGCCAATTCAGATTGTTTTATATAGCCTGTCACTTGCTGAATTACTTTCAACGCTGTAAAGGTGGCAGCAAAACTGGCAATTGTTGGTAGTAATGGTGTTAAAGCTGTACCTATCGACGTAATAGCTTTTCCGAATAGTTTCATCAACGGAATAGTTGATTGAATCGCTGCATCAATTGCCTTAAAAGTTATATTAACAACATTTTTTAAAGAGTCTAAGTTTTCGGCAATATTTTTTCCTGTCACTGCTTTGGATAATTCATCAAATGATTTAATAACTGTAGTTACACCTTTAACGGTGGCTGTTTTAATATTTGCCCATGAGGTTTTGATACCTTTTGAGTTTTTCTTGGCTAAATCCGCAAAACCACCTACGCCTTTGTCCAACTCAATCAAACGATTATTGAACTCATTAAATGTAATATCTCCTTCTTTTAAGGCATCATATAATTGGTTAACTGAGTTTACACCTTGTTCTTTGAAAGACTTAGCAACTTTATCCATAGCTATTGGCATTGTTTCTTGTAAAGTTCGCCAAGACTGCATATCAACTTCACCCTTACCGAGCATTTGAATATATTGTTGCATACCACGAGTCGCATCAGCAGTTGAAGCTCCAGAAGCAAGAAAGGCATCATTTAATGCAATAGCTGTGTCAGTTCCTTTACTCAAGCTACCAGTTGAAATTGCTAACTGTTGCGTATTTGATACGATTTCATCTAACGATGTAGGAAGCCCATCAATCCCATCACTTAACTTAGTCATTGATCTATCTACATCTTCTGTTGAGTAACCTAGAGCCTTCATAACTACAGGATATTTATTCAACGTATCAAAACGGTTAATAGCTCCTTCAACAGAATCCTTAACCATATTTACGGCCGTAGATACTAATTTTACGGCACCCACACCTGCTCCAATACTAAGAATTGACTTGCCTAATTGATTCCCTTTAGTGGTGCTTTTATCCAATCCATCCCCTAGCTCACCAGATTGCTTGTTTACACCAGCCATAGAACGTTCAGCGCTACTCATCGTGCTACTAAACGTTCTATCAGTGGCAGTAAGTATTGCTTCGACTGAATATGATTCCATTATTTTCCTCCTTTCCTACTTATTTGCTTTTCTTAATAAATCAATTGCTCCTATATCAACTTTTTCATCAATTAATGATTTACCCAAAATAAGCTTCTCTCGTTCTTCATAATTGAAAAACTTATTGAATTCCTTATAATAAGGTTCAGATTTTTTACCTTTAGTCGCCTTAATTTGGTTATTTAGCCAAGATTGAAGATAGAGGTCTCTTTCATGGTCAAGTCTTTTTAACTGAAACGCCAATAGCCTAACTTCATATTCATACAAAGTCATTCGTTCAATTTCTGATAAATCAGTAATTTCTAGGTAACGAAAACAATTAATAAGAATATTTTCATAAGCTTCAGCTGAGGTTAGTTCCTCTCTTACTTGTTCTCCATCAGAGCTTTCTTGAAATTTCTGACCGTTAACTTTCCCGCATTGCTTTCTTCTAAGTTTTTCAACGTTTCATCAAATAACGCCTCAATATCATCAACAGTTTCAACAAACTCATCTACTTCATCCTTAGAAGGTCTACTTTTTTCCGTAATGGTAGCTGTGTAAAGTACATCAGATAAAACAACGATATTTCCACTTACTAGCTGCGGTAATAATGTTGTTAGTCCCATCCCAAGATTTACATCATTGCGAACTACCCCATGCTGCTTATCCAATTCACGAATAAACTTGACTCCAAAAATACAGTTATATTTTTTTCCTTTAATTTCGATTTGCATGCCTTTTCCTCCATAAGAAAAGGACAGCCGCTAAGCTGCCCTCTAAATTTATATTTTAAGCTTGATTATTCAATGTTAAGGTGTGTTGAGCTGTTTTTTTACCATCCTCTGTTGTTCCTGTTGTGGTATAAACACCAGCCGGTACCGCTTCTGTCCAAGTAATATTTCCTGTTTCAGAGACAGCAAGACCTTCTGTTACAGGTGAAATATCATAGTTTACCTTCTTGTTGGTTGCATTTTCAGGTAAAACAGTTGCTGTGATTTGTCGGCTACCTGCAGCACCAGCATCTGCTGTTGATGTTTTAGGAGAAAACTCTAAGCCAGTTACAGCAATAGACAATGTTTTAAAAGCTGGAATATCTACTCGCTCTGATTCTTTCCCATTAACAACACGAGTTACTTGGTACTCACCAACTGGCACAGAGGTGTTAGGTTCCATTCCTGTTATAGTTAAAGGTGATGTGCCGGAAACAACTTCGGTTTGGCCTTTATAAATTTTAAAAGTATCCACCATATTTATTTTCCTTTCTTAGCTTAATTCAATAGTAGCCCCATCGACTGTAGGAGTTACATTACCCACAACAGGGCTATCTACTTTCCCGGATCAGCTGTCTCGATAGTCGTATCTTTGAAGACGTATTGAACTACTTCTTCTTGATCAGCAGTTAATGTTGCAAATCCTTTTGCGCCTTTACCATTGATACCAAATTCTAATGAAACTTCTACGGTGTCTTCAGCATTAGGCGATTTACCAAATGATGTTACATATCCTTGGTAATAGGTTGCCTTGTACTTGTCAGCATTATCTCCTGTACCTTTTTCTGCTTTGTTGATTTCCCAAATTTCAATAATATCGTCATTGTCTAAAGCTTCTTCTAGTTGATCAACATACGGATCACCGACTGATAAAATAGATGTTGCTGAAAAATCAATTTCCAATGATCCTGGGATGCGAATCGGACCATCTTTAGTGGCCACGGAGTCACTATCTTTTGTTTTTGTATTTTCATGTTCTGTCTGGAAAGCTAATTTCCATGCTGCTTCCTCTTTTGATTTTTTTAACAAACGGAAAAGTAAAATAATATCAATACCTTTAGCCGCTACTTTTGCTTCATTAGCCATTTATATTCCTTCTCTCTATAATATTTTGAATTCTAAAGATATCATTGCCCGCTTCAATGGTGTGTTAGTCGAAATGTCATCTACCACCCGAATACCGCTTGATTGGATATTGAGCGACCAATAATAACCTTCCGTTTCAGAAATAGATAGAGCCTCAGCAAAAATTGCTGAAGCCATATCCGATATTTGTTTACGTTTTTTTGCCAATCCCCATACAGATAGATTCAATATAACCGAACCTTTAACATCAGTCTTGTTGGCTTGGTGCAGTGTCTGAGTATCTTCTAATTCGACAAATGGATAACCTACATCATTCATAGGTTTATAATCGTAGGTTTCATAACCCAGTGATTGACACTTCTTATACACTTCATCGAAAATTGATTGATCTCTTGTTTTAATCATTTCATCAACCTTTCCAAATCCGTTCTAAATTTCACTTTTTGTTGTTTCAGCGGTGGTAAAAAGAAATCACGTTTCACCATAAATCTCGTACCGTTTATTAAATACGGTGCGTACTCCGTTCCTGGTCCTGTATGCCCAGAAAAACCATTGTTCGAAAGCCTCATAACGATACTTCTTTTTGTTGCCCCAGTAGGTTTAACAAACTTTTTACCTTCCCAGTGTCCAGTTAACACTTTTCCGGCTTCAGCTTGCATATTGGCGGTTAATTCTGCTGTGTTATTTCTAACAACTTTTTTCACATCATCAAGTTGAGCATTTCTCTTTAGTTTTTTAGAAATTCCAGCTAATCCATTAATTCTTACTTGACTTCTTGCCATCAATAATCACCTCATGAACAATCAAGCTATTTCTTAATGCAGGAACTCTACTTGTAATAACTTCCCAAGTTTTACCCTCAAACTCAATGTAATCAAATTCTGGAATAACAAAAAGGGGCTGTGTCCTAATGACCTTAGCCCCTTCTTTAATGCTTCCGAAAATAGTAATAGAACGATCTGTACCAATATCAGTTACATTGACATCAGTAGTTTTTCTAAACGGTTCTTCTTCAATCCATTCCCCTGAGTTTGGATCATAATGCGATTCTGAAGATTTTTTTACAAAGGTAATTTCATCTGTATATCTCATACGAATCGGGCCTTTCCACGAAGTTTTTTATATTGCACTTCTTTTTCTTCATTCAAATAATCGTTAATTTGTTTTTCATATTCAGAGAAATCAGAATCAGGAAAGGCCATTGTTAAACCTTCTTGAGAATATGAAATCATACCCTCTTGACCAATCCGGTTAAATCTTTTTAAAACGACCTCGTATATAATCGAATCAAATTTGCTTGGTGTTTCCGATACATTTAACAAACTATTGAGACGTTCACGAGTTCGTCGCTCAATCACTTCTAACTTTTCATTAGCTGGACTATTTAACAGTTTTGTTATGTCCTCTGTAATGCTAGGCATTTAAACACCACCTAACTTAATACGATTGAGGCCCCGTCAGTTGTTGGTGTTACACTTTCAACTTTCGGGGCTTCTATTTTTTTGAATCAGGTAAGACAGTAGCTTGGAATACATTGTCAGCTTCTGGGAAACTTGGTAGAGCTGTTCCTGATGCTTTAGTCCATGTTCCAACTGGGTCTAAATTAGATTCGTATACCATTGCGAAAATATTGCCTACTGTGTAATTATTTGATCCAGTTGATAACAAACGAGATTCTTCTGGTGTTACACCGAAAATAGACTCTCCTGGGTTTTCATCACCAAACATGACTAGCTTGTTTTCTGGGAAATAACGTTCTTTTACTAATACGCCCTTTTCATTTTCTTTGTTGTATTTCGCATCATAAGTTACAAGCGTTGGCAATCCAAACTGTTGGAACATTTGATTTAAAGAGCCGATTGTTGGCAATAATCCTGCATCTTTAAAATATGCTTTAATACCAGTGTTTTGAAGAATCGCATTGCGTACTTTTGTAGATGTTAAGATACGAGTAGGCGTAGTATCCAAAGCGCTTGCCCATTCAGTCAATAGACCAATAACATCTGTTTCAGGTGCAGTAAAGTCAGCCGTAGCTTTATGATCTTCTGGCACACCATAATCAACTACTAAATCTAAACCATTTTCGTCTAATGTAACTGTTCCATTTGCTAATACTTCCATTCGCATCTTTTCAACACGCGCATTTACAGATCCAACCATTGCATCTACATCGTTGTACACTTCTTGTTCTAAGAAACGTTGTTCTGCTGCATCACGAGGCTTGCGTAAAGCCATTAAATCTTTTTCTTTTAATTGAATTTTACGTTTGATGAACGCCAACTCTTGAGCTGTTTTTGATCCAACACGTGAAGCAATCTCAGCTTCTGTATCGAATGCATGAACGCTTGCAATTGTCGGAATTTTAGATCCCGCTTTTAAAACATCAAACTCTAACCCCTGTACCTTACGTGCTGGAAACAATGTTTCTCCTAATAAAACTGGTGCTTGACGATTATTTACATAATCTAATACATTTTTCTGTGAAAATAATTCTGCAATATTTGCCATTTGAAATCCTCCTAATTATTTATTAAGCAGTTGGAACTGCTAGCATTTTACCGTTTGCATCATAAAATTTAACTTCACGCATTGCTTTTTGAGCTTCCGATGATGGCTCAACTGGTAATCGTTTAATAAGAACATGCCCTTCAACAATTACGCCCACTGGTTGTGGTCCATTTGATACATCAACATCATTAATTGTAATGCCTTCTGCTGTAGCATCATTTTTAGGAAACACTGACCCTGCAGGTAACACTCCTTTTTCTACTCCTTCAGTTGTTTCATCAACTTGTTTTGTAAATGAAATGAATTTTTCGCTCTTTAAAAAATTAATATCTTGATATGTTTGAGTTTTCTTTACATAAACCATTCAAAATTCCTCCTAATTTGTCGCCCAAGGATTATTTTCAGGCGCTTTATTTTGATTATTTGCTTGTTTAGCCATTTGTGCACCACGAGATAAGCTAGCATCAGCATTTCCATCAAGTGGGAGTTTAGAACCAATTCGTTTCTCAAAATCTGCTTTAATCGCTTCACGTTCAGTTTCGATAAGTTTTACAACAGCTTTAACATTTTCAGATGTCTCCTCTGCTGTTTCCTTTACTACTAACGAAAGTAATCCCTCAGTCGCTTGAATACCTTTATCAGAAAACATTGTAGTAGCAGTCTTAGACATTTCAGCTAAGTTTTGCGCACTTTCCAGCTCTTTGATTTTTTCAAGTAACTTCTGCTTTTCATGATCATTTTTCTCCTGATCATTCATTTTGGCTAATTTATCAGCTTCTTCTTGTTTCTCTTGAAGCTCTTTTTCCCAAGCTTCTTTTGTTTTTGATACTTCAGCAGCAATCATTTTTGCTACTTCATCACGAGAAAACGTTTTTCCATTGCCTTTATCTTTACTATCATCTTCTGGCGGTGTTTGCTCTTGACCTCCGGCCGGTTGGTCCGTATCCCCATCGCCAGTATCTGGATTATCAGCAAAGAATTGTAAATGCATTGGCAATAATAGTTTTTTTGTTTTCATGATTATCCTCCACGGTTACGCCGCTACCCGATATATTTGATAAGTTACGCCTATCAATCGAAACAGCTTTCTCTTTAGTGCCTGTAAGCAGTAAGAAGGCAATATAAAAAGCCTAACGTTTGTTAGACTCTTCTCTCTTTAAATATTCTTCATAATCAGCATCTAAGTAATCGTAAGGATCGTCATTCATAGAATCACGCCTTTCTGCCGTATTTTTCATAAACTTGTTTTATCTGATTGATATTATCCGTTTGAATTAACATTTGTTCACCATCATCAATAATAATTGAGATAAATTTAGGTTTACCTTCAAGCAATTTCTGAACTGTTTCATCATTAATGAGACAATCTATTTGCTTAAACGCACCAGTTTCATCGTCAACACCTGACCAATAAACTAAAGAATAACTTTTCAACTTGATCCCTCGACTTCTTTTCTTAATTGAGAAATTAGTCTGTTTAGCTTTTCTGTCAATTTACCTTTCTTTTTTGTACCAAAGTTTGTTTTTCTTTGTTCATGCATTAATAACTTGATTTCGGTATTCATATACATAATTGTCGCTTTATATCCACAATTTGCACATTCAGCATAATGGTGTTCGACATCCTTCGTGATATTTTCAGATTTTCTAATTAAAGGAGTGTGTTTATGACAGTGATTGCATTTATATAGATTATCCATTTACAGACCTCTTTCTTTCAGTGACTTCTCATAATCCTCACTAACTTTAGGGACAGTAGAACATTTGCAATGAGGATGCATATATGGAGCATTAATGCCTTTTTTCATCTTTAGTACTTTATAAGGACTACCCTTAGCTACTTTTTTACATATTTCACAGGCAAACGGTTCTGCAATGTAATCATATTCTTCTATATCTGCATCCACGTAACTTTGCTTTTGAATATCTGTTTGAATACCAGATATTTCAGTCATCATTAGCCTATTTAGCTTGTATCTTATATTTAATTGGTTAGGCTTTAAAAATTTAGCCATCTCTTTTGCTACTGCTCTTGGATTTTTACCTTGAGTGATTGCCTGAGTGATTGTTTTTTCTAAATCAGCTTTCATTTCAACAAAATTTTGCCAAATGTTATCACTAAACGAAGGGAAGTCACTTGATTTGAATGAGGCATTAACAATTTTTCTAACCTTAGACGAATAATTTTCTTTAACGGTTTCGCCTAGTATTCCCGCCTGTCTTAAATATTCATCTTTTGCGGCTTCAGTTAACTGAGAATATCCCCACTTATCTAGCTCATCAAACAACGTGATTAATTCTAAACCAATCTGAGACTTTAATAGTTCTAATCTAGACACTCGCATTACTAAGTTATAGATTTTCAATTCTTTATTGGCTTGCGGGCTAAAGTCCTTATTTTTTACATATTCCTTCGCTTTTCTCTCAAAGCGTTTTACGTCCATCTTATTAGCCATTTTTCTTGCTTCGCTAATCGTAATCTTTTGGCCATTGGAAAATCTATCCCAGTTAGCTTCAATTTCCTTTTGAATCGCATCAATAGCATTTTGAAGCTGTTTAACAATTTCTTTTTCTCTATTACGATCTAGCTTCATCTGCTCTTTGATCCAAGCATCTTCACGATCTTTTAAATAGGACATCTAAATCAGTCCTCCTCTGTTTCCGACTGATTCGCCAAAAACTCTGCCTGTTTTTCTTTAAGCTTCGCTGTATCTTCATCGGATAATGTATCTGGTTGATTTTCCTTTTTCAACCTCTTTAGTTCTGTTTGAACAGGAACACCAGTCAATTTAGCCGCCATTTCGCAAAGTGTTTCATCTGAAACAATTCCAACCATTCCGGCAATAACTTCCATAATTTCTTTATCTGATTGAGGAACGTTTGGTGTGAATAATATCTCTATAGCATTCACCTTTTCAAAAAGCAGCTCTTTATCATTATCTCTAGATACAAAAAAAGACTTAACTTTCTCAGCAAGCCCTGTTGGTTTATTTAAGTTATCTTTCAATGACCAAGAATAAGTTAGTAATCTTAGTCTTCTCATGATTGCTTTTTTGACCATTCTTTCTTTGTTCTTTCTATCGTTGTCACTTCCCCAACCTTTAAATCTAAATCCAATGCCGGACTGATTACTGCCAATATTTTCATCGGTAAAATCAATTAAAGAAGTGAAGCGCAACATATCAGAAACCAAACGGTCATTATATGCCTCTGTCCCTTGTGTATCATACTCTTTTTTCAAATAGTATGCATCAGGATCGCTACCTGTTTGGCCATCACCATAATATTTCTTATCCCCTAAGATTAACAATCTAGCTTTTATCATGTCGTTTAAAACGTCTACTGCAGAATTACCTTCTTCATCACCTATAGCAGTTTCTGGATTTCCTTTAATAACTAAATAAGCTTCAGATGAATCTTGTTGGAAATTAGCCATTGAAGATTGCGATAAATCATATGCATCTATATTATCTAAAACTGTTTCAAAGTCTCCTAAACGCTCCTCATTGTTAATCCATTCATTTACTTGAATAGAATCAAAGAAAGTTTGATATTTATCAATTAATTTAGATTGTTCATAGTCTTGATTTTTTGATTCATGTTGATAAAAATAGCCATCATTTGCATAAATGTCGATATAACTAAATGTTTCATCGTTAAACTCCAGATCATAACAGTGAATAGCACATACAGAATTCTTGTTTGTCGTTGTATCATAAATAACGAACGTCTCTTCTGGACTGAATTTAGCTAACATTTCTTTACCGTATTCATCTCTACCGATATATTCAAATGCTCTTCCATAAACGAGTAAGTCGTCTAACATTAACTGATTATGATAATCTTCATTTGATTTGCTAGAAAAATCATTAATTTTGTCAGCTATAGTTTTATCGCCATTGTACTTCAAAGGATTACCTAGTAACACGCCTTTTTTAAAATTGACAATAAATCTAGCCCAATCATTTGCAATCTTGTTGTCTGCTCGATTTTCACTTTTATCTTCAGTAAACTTTATATTATTTTGTGCTAAAGAATAACGCTTTAATTCTTTAAGGCGAGGAACTTGTTTTTCTTTATGGTGTTGAACAAATTTAACAATCATATTAAAAACATCCTGGTGCTCAAAATCTATGACTTCTTCTTTTTCTCCGTTCGAATATTGCATTATTCGAGTAGGCAGTTTGCTTACTGGCACTTTATAAACTAGATTTGCTTCTTTATCAAACCTAGAACCGTTCAATAATTTATTATCCACTATATCACCTACTTAATCCTAACTTTTTGAATGTATTAATAGTTTTCTTAACGTTTGCTGATTCACGTTTACTTCTCATATCCTCGCTAAATGCATATCGAGTAGCATCGATTGTATGATTATCTTTATCCTCAAGCCTTGGCTTAGGATTCCCGTCTCTATCTGTTTGATAATCAATATTTTCAAATTCATGTGCTATGTTTGGTGTTCTTATAGGATCTATACAAATAAAATCTAAATCGTCTAACCATTCTTCACCATACTCAACTGAATCAGGTCCTTTTTTCACTCCATATAATTTCTTTATCGAGTGTTCATTAATAAGCTCAGCAATTGATTTAGGTTCAGCGGAATCTGCTCCAATTCTTTCTGATTCATATCCTTTTGCTCTTACTTTTTTAGCTAATTCTCGATTACTAATTTTCACTCCGTAGATTTCATCGATAGCATAAATGCCATTTTTCTTTTTGTCATAGTGCCATCTAACGAATGCTAGCGGGTCAGTAGCATAGCCAAAGTCCAGTCCATTTCTGATATTATCAAAATTAGCAACCATTTCATCAGTGATACAGCCTTTCTCGATTTTTAGATTACCGAAAGGTACAACACCTGACCCAATTGCTTCTCCTAAATATTCCCATCGATATTTTAAAGGCTTATTAGCTTTCACATTTTCTGCTTCTTCGATAAATTTTTTCGATAAGTGATGATTTCCTAAATATGTCGAATGATGAACATAGGTATTATTATCTATGAAGCTTGATTCATATTTCTTATTAACCCATGACTGACGACGTTTAGGCGGGTTATAAGAATAGTAAAAGCTGTAATCAAATGGATAAACATTCTTTCGCTTAGATTCGTTTACAATTTTCCCTTCTAACTCCTCACGCAATACCGAATTTTCAATTGTTGTAACCTCATCTTCGGTTTTAAATTCTGCAAGTTCTTCTATCCACATAATAGCTAAAGGGAAATCTGCATCTTTTATAGATTTTATTTTTTCGGGATCATCAGCACCAGCAAAATATATTTTGTTACCCCGTGGCCTGTAAGTAATTTCTAACTTAGAATCTACAAACCGAAAAAGATGCCGAACGCCCATAGCGTTTGCAGCACCCTTAAAGTTTGCATATACAGATTTTAGTATTGTATTCTGAACTTTCCTAACTCCCAGAGCAGAAACAGGATATTCCATAATATCTAACATGATTCGCATTGGAATATGAAATGATTTACCAGAGCCACGGCCCCCTTTTAAAACATATCTTAAATGTTTTTTTCTCTTAGAGGCTATCCAAAATGGTTTAAACTGATCAAGCAAAATTTCTGATAATACTACTTTACTCATTAATATCATCCACAATTGTTACAATTTCAGTCGCTGAAATCTCCTGTTTATCAGTGAATAGCGCATGACGTTTACCCAGTAATTCAGCAGCCTTTAGCCTTTCTTTGGCTCCAACATCAATATCAGTTAATCCTTGAGCCCCTTCGCCCAGACCGATTAAGGTTTGCTCTTTTTGAGATCCACGCATTACAGAAGTGAGATATTGCAAAACTTCAGTTCCCGATGCAATAGATAATTCTATCGCTCTTTCATCATAAGCATTCTTCAGTTCTTCAATAACAGGAGGGATGTGTTCATACTTTTTCATTCCTGTTAATAAGTTAGAAGCAATAGTTCCTGCCGTTTTAGCGCTATACCCTGCTTTTTTTGCAGCCTCTGTTCCATTGATAAAACCATTTGAAACATATGCTAACACGAATTCTTTTTGCTTATTTCGAGTGGATGGCCACTCACTCATAAGATCTGATGCTAAATCAGCTATTTCATTAATCAACTGGCTTTGCTTTGATTCAGCCATGATATTCACCTTCTTTCAATGCAAAAAGACACCTCGAAAGAGATGTCTTTGTTTTTACGTATTTATTTCATGCTACCATAGTAACATCTTGAATAGGGCATATTCAAGACAACTTTAAGACATTTGCTAAATCATCCAAGCTATCGATTCCATACAAGAATATAGATAACTCATCCGTCGCTTTCTTGATATCTCGATCAACCGTTCGAAAATCGATAGCATAATAAGAGGCCATCTCTGATTTAGATTTTCTGAAATTACCATCTTCTATATAAACTGATTTTATAATATCGAATCTTCTCTCCGCTGCATCGCCATTACTTCTGCAATAATTATTATAGGACGAAAACATTAAATCAAAATAATCAAGCATTTCTTTTGTCCGAGCTTTATATTTCATTAATGTATCTAAGTTTAAAGCTTCTGAATCAAATACGCTTATTTCGTAATCTTGAATAGTCGGAACAATGCTATCGCAATGTTTTTTTAACATACGATAATTTTTCAATAGTAAATTTGTATTTCTTAATTTCCAGTCTCTTTTTTCTCTTTTTGTTTCTTTCTTTTTCTTTTCTTGAATTTCAAGAACTTTAGCTGTGATAATCTCAATTTGATGCTTGCTTAGTCCTTCAGCCATTGGCATTACCTCCCACAACCTGTTTATAACTATCTTCTTGAATTTTGATCAATACCGTTAAGAATGCTAATACAACTGGATGATTGTTATAGCGATTTCCTAATTCTCCGATTGACTGTATTAACCAATCCCAATATTTATCTGAAGTGATTGGATATTTTTTAGATATATGGTTAGAATCAGCCATCCATTGTTGAATATCTATAAATACATTGGACCAATTCATTCAATCGCCTCCACTTTGATATAAATCCCTGGAACATCTGCCCAAAACTTTTCAGTGATTAAACTGACAACATAGCTGTCATCTTTCCAGAAATTCAGTTTTGTCATACAGTCTTGCAACAGCTTATTACTATTATCTAAGTCGGGTTTTGTATATTTGTACTCACCATTACTATGATTGCCCACAACTGGGAAACACCACTTCACCATCATCCGAACAGGCACCTCAAATTTTTCATTCGGTACATGTTTTGATAAGTGAGCCATCAACTTAGCACGTGCCTTTTTCAAATCGTCTGGCTCATAAAATACTGGCTTGTTTTTCACTACGTGGACTTTCTTCTGCTGATGGGTAGTTTCTGGCGGAATTATATTTAGAAAAAATTCAATCATAACAATCCTCATTTCTTGTTATTTTATTTTGGTATAGTCCAATATTTTTTCATTCTTTCAAATTCTATTTTTGTCACGCTCCACCCTTTTATCAATAGCTATCCCTGGAAGGGAGCTATTGATAAGGGTAGCGGACAGCGGTATAACAATGTTTTTTGACTGTAAATAGCTTTAAATAGCTAAATAGCTTACAACGGATAGAACGTTTTGTATTAAGCTAGTAAATACCTAATAGCTGTTTACGTTAATCTTTTTTCATTTTTTCGACATATCCTTCTATTATTTTATAGCCACCATGTTTTTTTACCTTGTTATAGATTGATTGCCTAGACATATCTAAATACTCTGCTAACTCATGGACTTCTACTGGTCCACCATCCATAGACAATACACTGAACGCTGTTTCTAGCTCTTGCTTAGATTTTTCACTTCTTGATTGATTAGACTTACTAACGCCTTTTTTCCAGTTTTCTTTAGGATTGTCTTCTAGCGAAATATCTTTCAATGAATCATCGAGGACATGAATAGGATATTTGAACCATGCATTGATAGGATCAAACTTAGGGAATTCCCGCAGCGTGCCATCAATTCTCCAAGCCGTGCATTGCCGAGCTGCACGAACTGCTTTTTGCCTTTCTAATTCAACTTCCTGTAAAATAGCTTGAGATTTAATTGCACTCATTAAGTGTATTCCCATTTGTTTTGTACTAAACACATCATCTTGGCTAATGGCGTTATATGATGGATTATATTTTCTTATTGCTTGTTCATAAGTCTGACAAATCGCTTCATTCTCTAAAGCCATATACCTATCTTCTGTAATAGGCAACTCGATTAAATCTAAAATCGCATCGGGATCCCTGGCAAATACTCCGCTACCACTTGAACGATCAATTGAATTTTTACCTCCTTGCGATCCTTTTGAATGATGATGGCAATAGATTACTGCACAATCTAATTCCGTAGCTATTTTATCGAATTGGTTGGTAAACTTAGCCATTTCATGGGCGCTATTTTCATCACCAGTCAGAACTTTATAGATTGGATCAATAATCACAGCCATGTAATTAGATTTCTGTGCACGTCTAATCAACTTAGGCGCCAATTTATCCATTGGACTTGTCTTTCCACGTAAATTCCATATATCAATATTTGATACATTGGAGTGGCCCTGACCTAATTTTTCATAGATATCAACAAAACGAACTTTTGCGGACCGTTCATCTAATTCAAGGTTTACATATAATACCTTCCCCTTTTCGCAATCAAAACCGAACCATTGGCGACCTTCAGCAATTGCAATAGCTAATTGTATCAACGAAAAGGACTTTCCGGCTTTTGATGGACCAGCTATAAGCATCTTATGGCCTTGTCTTAGCATGCCTTTAATTAGTTCTGGTGCTAATTCAATTGGCTTTGCGAACAAATCTTCTAGGCTTTCTGGATCAGGCAAATCGTCATTAACGCTTTCAATCCATTCTTTCCACTCGTCCCAAGTAGATTTACCTAAATTGGTATCGATGATAAATTGTTTTTTGTCTCCACGCAGTACCCCAGGCATTCTGCTTAAACGAGAAGGATTTCTATTTTGATTATCATTCGTTAACCCATTCTTTTTGCAGACATCATATAAGTAATCAACACGCTTTCTATATTCAGCATAGTTATCTGCATCTACTCGAACGATAGCATGTATTGATTTCTTTCCGCTATACAGCATGGCAGCAATAGGAAGCTCTAGTTCTCGCATGATAGCATTTTGTTGTTCAAGCCCCATATTGTCAGACTCTACTAATGCATATCTAAATTCTGTTACATTGTCATTTTTTACGCCTTTTCCATCCATAGGATTAAAACGAATCCAAGCCCCAGCTTCTTCATTATAGTCCCCTAATACTGCTCCAATGTCATCACCGCAATGGGTCAATTCTTCGATTAACTGACCGGCAGTTCTATCATATGCACCTTTGTTAGAAGGTTTCCACTTTCCATCTTCGTCTTGCCACGACTGGACATTGTAAGCCACTGTTTCAGACGGTTCAAACAATGTTTCTAAATAGCGAATAATTTCTTTCGCTGGCTCCCACTTCTTAGGTTCCTGAATTTCTTTTCCTTCAATCCAATTTCGGTCAATGATAACCAGGTCATCTTTTTGTAAAGTATCATTCCAATCCAGCTCATGGCCACCATCTCCTGATTTGAATGGCGAAGTCCATCCGTTTTCTTTGGCCAACTGTGTAATTGTAGCACCCGTAATTGGTGAAGAAGTTCCTTGAAAAGACTCCCATTTTTTAAAACATTCTCCTGAATGATATCGGCTATCTGATTGACTCCATTGATCCCAATCGACAGCTGTGTATCCTTCCTGTTTTAGCGCCATTCCAACATTGACCCACTCCTGGTAACCAAGAGAAGCTGGGTCAATGTATTCTAGTAATTCAATTAAATCTAACTTGTTTTCCATTTGTGTCTTCAGCTCTCTTTTTTTATTTTTCAGTCGCAAATCCCATGATGATTTGATTCTTTAAATATCGTAATTGCTGTCTGGCATATGCTTCCTCTCTACAGCAAGATAGTCTATAGTTAATATCCTTTAAAACCGCTAAATCAAAATTGTATTTGCCCAGTAATTCATTGATTTCTTCTTCAGCTGTTTTCATTTAATTCTCCTTTAGCGTGATCGGTCTGCCATACTTTAAAATTTTCCATTTGCCATCTTTTGTATTGGTTTGATTCATATGATTTCTTTCATCACAAGCTATCGCATAATCGAAAAATAAATCGGCTTGCTCTGATCCGCGCAGGTATTCAACATAAACGCCATCGACTTGTCGCCCTAAAATATAAACTTCT